GGTGCAGGTGGTGCGTTGGCAACTGGTAACGGTGCAACAGCGCGTACAGACGGTACACAGCGTGACCTAACAGAAGCGATGGTTAAGGACGTAATGCAGCAAGCATTTACATCCGGCGGTCAGCCTTCAATCTTGATGGTTGGTCCACACAATAAAACTGTTGTATCAGGTTTCCAAGGTATCGCAGCACAGCGTTACCAAGCGCCATCAGACGCGCCAACAACAATTATCGGTGCTGCTGACGTATACTTGTCCGATTTCGGCAGTTTGTCAGTTGTAGCCTCTAGATTTAGCCCAGAGCGGACAGCGTATCTACTGGATCCAGAGTATGCATCTGTATGCTACCTACGTCCAATCCAGAACGTAGCGTTGTCAAAAACAGGCGACGCAGAGAAGTCAATGGTCCTAGCCGAATTCGGCTTGAAAGTGACCAACGAGGCCGCACACGGCGTCGTAGCTGACTTGAACGTATCTTAATAAGTTAGGGCGGCTTCGGTCGCCCTTTCACCCTCTGGGAGATTAGCATGCCTCAAAAGCGACTATTTGGACACGATCCCCTTACCGGAATTACGCAATACTGGCACGTCACAGATAAAGGGGAATACGTGATTGAGACGCAGCAAGACGTCACAGCCATAGCGGATCAAAACAAACGATATTACAATAACTCGCCCGATCGCATGGGTGAATTACCAAGGGTAGCGTCAATACCATTAAACGTGTATTATGACCTCAAACGTCGCGGCATTGCGGACGACCCTAAAAAGTTGAAGCAGTGGTTGAACGATAGCGACAACCGAGTGTTTAGAACAATGGAAGGTACGCTGTGAGTATCACCACATATGACCAACTGAAGTCATCCATAGCAGACTTCCTAAATCGTGATGACCTTACGTCGGTCATACCTACTTTTATTTCGTTGGCCGAGGCGGACATGAACCGAAAGCTGCGTCATTGGCGCATGGAAAAGCGGTCGACTGCCTCTGCAGATACACAGTTCACCACTTTGCCGCCAGACTTCATTGAAGCTGTGCGCATTATGCTGACCGCGCCATCGGTCCAAAGATTAGAGCTTATTACAAATAGCGAGTTGATGGATAAGCGTGCGAAAACTGAAACCGCGGGCACGCCGACGCATTACGCACTGGTTGATGGATCTTTTGAGTTATACCCAACACCTGATCAAGCGTACACAATGGAGGTCGTGTATTATGGTAGAATCCAAGCTCTAAGTGAAGTGGTTTCTACAAATTGGGTTTTGACGTATAGCCCAGACGCGTATCTTTATGGATCTTTAGCTGCCGCGGCACCTTATCTTGGTGAGGATCAGCGCACGGCAGTTTGGGCGTCGTTGTACAAAAACGCCATAGATGGTATAAACATGGAAGACGATAAAGCTAAGGCTAGTGGTTCTGGTCATAAAATGAGAATTAGGAGTTTCTGATGGCAACTGTAGGAAATCGGGTTTTTGATGCGGGCCTAAATGCGCTAGATACAGAGGCGAACCGCGTAGACATTTGTTCTCAGGAGCCAACATCATACGCAGAAGCGACATCAACATATACGCTTGGTAACACCACTAGCATCAGCATATCTGCCCCGACAGACGGTGATACAAGTGGCCGAAAGGTTACTGTGTCAGCAATTTCTGGTGCATCGGTCACAGGCAGCGGTAGCGCAACACACTTTGCTATCACTGACACAACGAATTCGCGTCTTTTAATAACAGGTGCGCTCAGTTCAGGTGGGCAAACAGTTACATCGGGAAACACATTTGCACTAAATGCTTTAGACATTGAAATCCCTGACCCGTCATAAGGAATACTTAAATGGCATTTGTGGTTAAAGACCGTATTAAGGAAACCACCACCACAACGGGCACTGGCGGTGTGTATTCATTGGATGGCGCAGCAACAGGTGGTTATCAAGAATTTTCTGTAATGAGCCATTACGACGTAACCTATTATGCCTGTACTGATGGGACAGATTGGGAAGTTGGTGAAGCCTATTACGATGGCACAAACAATCGATTAGTTCGTCAAGCAATGATCGAAAGCTCTAACAGCAATAGTCCTGTTGATTGGGGTGCAGGAACAAAAGATATTTTTGTAACGCTCCCAGCCAGCAAGGCATTGGTTTTAGATGATAATGACGATTACAATATCAATGGCAATGATGATATTGTATTTGGTGCTGATCAGGCATCTTCATTTGCTAGATTGACCTTGAAGCACAATGGGAGTGCTTCACAAATTACACAAAGCGAACCAACGGTGGGTACTGCGTCTTTAACAGTAAACACTGGCAGGCTACAAATAAATGGTCATGGTGGTTATACTCATTTAATTGGTGATCGTATTAGCAACAATGCGCGTGTTACTTTATATGGCGGTAGTAATACGGCAGTATTTCGCACAAGTTCGGCTGGCGCAGAAGCATTAACTAACCTTAGTGTTGCAGGTAATTTAACGGTAAATGGTACAACAACTACGGTTAACAGTACAACAGTGACCGTTGATGATCCAGTGTTCACTTTGGGCGGTGAAGCTGCACCAACTACTGACGATAACAAAGATCGCGGCATAGAGTTTCGTTGGCATGATGGAAGCGCAGCAAAGCTTGGTTTCTTTGGTTTTGATGACAGCGAAGGCAAGCTGACCTTTATACCAGACGCAACTAACACAGGCGAAGTGTTTAGTGGCTCAGTAGGTACAATACTGGCTAATGTTGAAGGTAGCCTAACAGGTAATGCAGACACAGCATCTACTGCAGATTTTTTAACAGGACTTGCTGATCCTGACGCTGATCGTTTGCTGATGTGGGATGATAGCGCTGGGGCACATAAGTTTGTAACGCTGGGTTCAAATCTAGCATTTAGCGGGACAACACTGAATGCTACAGACACAAACACAGATACAACGTATAGCGCAGGAACAGGGTTAAGCCTTACTGGCACTACGTTTGCTAATACAGCGCCAGATCAAACAGTGTCGCTTACTGGATCAGGTGCGACTAGCATTAGTGGCACATATCCAAGCTTTACAATCTCTAGCACAAATACAACATATTCTGCTGGAACTGGGCTAAGTCTGACGGGCACAACATTTGCCAACACAGCGCCCGATCAAACCGTGACGCTTACAGGCGCGGGCGCTACTACCATTTCAGGAACGTATCCAAACTTTACTATAACTAGTACGGACACAAATACTGATACTGATACGACGTACACTGCGGGCAGTGGATTAAGCCTGACAGGTACTACTTTTGCAAACACTGCACCAGATCAAACTGTTACACTTACAGGCTCAGGCGCTACATCAATTAGCGGCACATATCCAAACTTTACTATTACAAGTACCGACACAGATACAAACACCACTTACACTGCGGGTACTGGTCTAAGCTTATCGGGTACAGAATTTGCAATAGACACTACTATTGTACCAAGAAAAGGCAGTTCAAACACATTTGAGTTTAACCAAGAAATAGAAGTACCTAGCACGTTTGCAGGCTACAAGCAGTGGAGCTTTGTGGACACTGGCGGCAGTGATTTGGGGTACTTAGGTTATCACGGAACACAAGGCACGATGGAGCTAAGAAATGCGACATCAAGCAGAGGCGTTGTTGTAAGTGGTAATTCAGGTGTTGACCTAAAGATAGATGATGGATCAATTGCATACACAGGTGTGCGTGTATTTAAGGTTGGGCCAAATGTAACTGGCACATTAGATTGGAACGGCAGCGCTAGGGCGCAAGCAAATGCGGCAGGCTTGTCTGTTGTTGGGACACTAAATACGACAGGCGGTGTTACGGCTACCGATACCATCACAGCTTCAGGTGGTATAATCGCAAGTGAGGCTATTCGTCAAAATCAAGACAGTCTAACAGCAAACGGCGGCAATCTAAATATTGATTTGAGTGCAAGCAACAATTTTAAAATAACAATGACTGCCAACACGACATTTCAATTTTTAAATAGAAATGCTGGAAGCTACGGTAATCTTATTATCGTACAAGACGCTACTGGTGGCCGCAGCTTTACCCTACCTTCGCAATGTAAGACGCCAGTAAATGGTGCATCAATAGTTCAGGCAACCAACGCAAACGAAATTAGTATTCTTTCATATTACGTTGTTGATACTAACACAATTCTGGTGAACTACATCGGTGACTTTGCATAGGAGGCCAACGTGGCGAATATTGGCTTCTGGGAAAAAGTAGAGTGGAATACATCAGCGGCTACAAACCGCAATACCACCACTACATTTAACACCTCTCGCAGCACAACCACAACTTTTAACACCAGCCGTAGTACGACGCAAAGCACTACGACAACTTTCAATACGTCCCTAAGTACGACAACAACTTTTTCTACGAGCCACAGTACAACAACAACTTTCAGCACTAGTGTTAGTACCGCAACTTCGTTTTTAACGTATTACAATACGTCACACACTACCACGACAACATTCAATACGAGCCATAGCACCACCACGACGTTTAATACGACGCGCGCTACGACAACCACATATACGACGTATTACAACACGTCCCATAGCACGACTACGACGTTCAATACCACCCAATCTACAATAACGACGTTCCAAACTAGTCGGACAACGTCCCATGTTACAACGACGACGTTTAATACAATCCGTGGAACCAATACTGTTTTCAATACGTCTAAAACTACGACAACGACGTTTCAAACATCGCATACTACGTCACACAGTACGACAACCACATTTAGCACTAGCCAATCTACGACAACAACATTCAATACGACAAGGTCTACAACGACAACATTCAATACATCACGGTCAACCACTACGACATTTTCAACAAGCCGATCTACGACGACAACCGCAAGCACCTCCTACCAGAATTATGTGGCGACAGGTTACATGGCGGTTAACTATGTTGCCAATACAACCATAAGTACTTCAGCTTCAACGACCACTACGTTTAATACTAGTCGATCTACGACTACAACATTCAGTACGTCCAAATCCACAACCACTACGTTTTCAACTAGTCGCAGTACCACTACGACTTTCAATACCAGCCGATCTACAACAACGACCTACACAACGTATTATAATACCACTCAATCCACGACTACCACATACGCTACATCGCGATTTACAATTACTAACTTTAGTACAAGTAAGACTACAACCACTACTTACACCACATATTTCAACACAACCCAGTCCACGACTACCACATTCAGTACGTCTAAATCCACGACAACCACATATCAGACCAGCCATACGACAAGTCATTCTACTACAACGACTTTCTCTACAAGTCGCGCTACAACTACAACGTATTCTACGACGCGATCAACAACTACGACGTATCAGACGAGCCACACAACTAGCATAAACACAGCTACAACCTTCAATACGACGCGAGCTACAACTACCGTTTATAACACCACGCGCGCAACGACCACGACGTTTTCAACAAGCCGAGCTACAACCACCACATTTACCACAACCTTCAGTACGTCATCGACATTTACAACGACGTTTGCTACTACTCGAAGCACCGTAACGACGTTTAACACGCTTCGCGTTACGTCATTCTACAATCCATCATAGGGAGAGACACGATGGAAATGTTTAATCGCGCATCTATTAAAGAGCGCATTGGTGACGATATAAAAAAATCCGAAACATTGTATCACCTGAAAGATTGCGAAAAACACTTTTTGAAGTTGGCTAGAAAGTACCGTATCGAACATGCATACGACGTTGTAGCTAACGAATTAACGTACTTCAAAACGATACAATATACAGAATGGGCGCATTGTTTTATGATGAACCCATTAAACCAAGAAATGCGCGTGCAGCAAATGGAACACGCTTACATTTCGTCAGAGGTCGATCACTATGATTTTCTTGGATACTTTCGTGAAAAGGTAAAGGCAAAAACATCGAATAAGTACCAAGACATCAAGCATACTGATGTAGAGCAGCGGGATCACTTGATTGTGCCAGTGGGCAGCAACAAGCTAAAGCAGACAATTTGCCTTAACAAACTATGCTACCTGCGAGACAAGTACGATGGCAATATTTGGTTCAAGCCGCACCCATTAACCACACATGCGCTTGTCGGAGAATTGCGGGACATTCTTGGTGACATGGTGTTGGATCGCAGTCACGACGTTTATGCAATTTTGCAAGATGCAGAAGTTGTACATACTAGCCATATGTCAGAAACTTGCGTTTATGCTGTAGCAATGGGCAAAGAAATAGACCCGATTGATGTGTACAACGAAGTACACAAAGGGTCGTTCTATCACATTAACCGCATGATGTTTTTGTCTGATAATCCTGCGGCAACCATCCAGAGTTGCTTGAATGGGGTTGAATGTGGTATCGTCAACCCAGAAATCCAAGATGATTGGCAAAGCCGAATGGACCAATATTTCGAATATATTTTCGACCAGCGTGAAAAGCGCAAGGGTCACTATGTTTCGACCGTGAAAGGGTATGATTACTAATGGCGATCACATTACGTTCGACCAAGGGGTCGGCATTAACACACACTGAAATGGACAACAACTTTCAGGAAATTGAAGGTTCGTTTTCAAGTTCGGTTTCATTAAGCGGACAAACAACTTCTATCACTGGCATTCCTTCAGGTGTTAATCATGTTGAGGTGCATTTGTGGGATGCTTTTAACCATAACGCAGACACGGGTTTCCGATTGGGTACAAGTTCGGGATATGCGACTAGTTACCTTTCACAAGGTGGCCATTATTTCTATAGAAACGCACCCCAGTGGCGGGAGTTCGATCAGACCGCAATTTGGGCATATGATAACATAACCAACTCATATTATGGTCGTTATATATGCACAAGAATATTAAGCACGGGTCATAAATGGCACGTTGCAGCGAACCTTGTTGATACAGATGCAGTCTTCTTGCAAATGGGTGCGGTTGATTTGGGTGCAAGTCTTGATCGTGTTCAGATTACAAACCCATCTTGGGGTTCACACACGGCGGGGACAATGCAAGTGAGGTATAAAGTATGAGTGTAATTTATGATATTACGACTGACACTACCACATTCATTGATGACCCTGTTCCAACCCAAGCCGAATTAGATGCTGGGGTTGCGGGTCAAGTTCGACATCAGCGGGATATGTATCTTGAAATGTATGTCGACCCACTTGTGTCAAATCCATTGCGTTGGGCGGACATGTCAATTGAAGATCAAAACGCATGGTTGCAATATAGAACTGACTTATTGAACGTTCCAAGTCAATCAGGTTTTCCACATAATGTGACTTGGCCGACTAAACCATAGGAAAAGATAATGTTTGGCTTTCACCCTTTTGCTAGTGACACGTTTGCAGGCGTCGGCACGGTAGAGTACGAGCTTGCTGCGGGAGCATTGGTGCTTGGGGTGATTGTTGTTGATAGCACCGCTATATCTCAAATTCACAATGTCACAAGTGTTGATATTACGTTAGGAGCACCATCCATTGGTGCGCCATCTATTACGCAGCTTCACAACATGACGCCTGTTGACGTTGCATTTGGCATACCTGTTGTCGATAGCCCCGTCATCACACAAGAACATGTGATGCAGGCTATAGAGGTTGTGGCTGGTGTACCTGTAATTGATGATACGCTACTTACCCAACAGTATATTTTCCATACAAACGATATACGCACCGGCGCAATTGATGTACCTGATTGGCGTTTTACGTGGATGGAACAATATTACGTTTCAGAAAGCTGGAGCGATCAGTCTACTACAGATGATATTTGGACAGAGCAAGGCGTTAGCAGCGATACATGGACGCAAGCAAGCTAACGTGTTATTGTTCCACTAACAAAGGAATATGCAATGGCTATCACGATAACAAAACCAACAGTTGGCGGCTCTGAAAACACTTGGGGTACCACAATTAACACTGCGCTAGACACTATCGTTGACAGCGTAAATGGAACGTCTGGCACACTAGCGCCAAATTTAAGTACACTCACGATTGGCGGCACAGACATTACCGCAACCGCTGCGGAACTAAATTACGTTGATGGAGTTACATCGGCAATACAAACACAGTTAGACGCAAAGGCGCCTACAGCATCACCAACATTTACGGGTACAGCGGTTATTCCAA